AAGGTAAAATGGTTATAAATGGTGAACTCGTAGAGTTAGAATTATACAATGCTTGAATTTGATTATAGTATAGATTATAAGAATACACTCTTTGAAGCAAATGATAAGAGATACAGAATAGGTCGTGGCGAACAAGGTGTATTACTTGTTAGACCATATACTGACTTGTTATGTCCACTATGGAAATTTAAAACACCTGACATAGCACAAGAGAGTGCTAGTAAACTACTTCAATCATATAGACTATATAAATTAAAAGGCGACTTTGTAGGTATGGATATGTGCCGTAAGTTTCTAGAGATGGGATTTACAAGGGCCCGAAGATATGCTAATCACAAAGATGGTAAGAAATATGATAAAGATGGTAATGTAAGACCACAAGAGCCTGATGCACTAACTAGTGAAAAAGCACACTCTGCTAGAATATTTAAAGAGTATAGAGATTTTGTTGTCAACGATCCATTTTATCAATCAGCAAGAAAGACATGGCGAGAAAATGAGATTTGAAGTAATAGATAACTTTCTTACAAAAGAGCAGTGGCAAGCACAACACGATTTAGTATTCAGTAAAAAATTTTTATGGTCTTATAATCCTAAGATTAATGACTATTCTACCAATAGTGATAATGAGGCGTCATTTAATAATTTTAAATCTTTATTATTTCAGCATTGGTTTCATGGAGAAGGTAAACCTAATAGTTATGCACTACCTCATATGATGGATGACAATATAATGTTTACTTCGGCTTCAGACAATCCAGATACAAAACAACCTTACTGGGATATAATGTGCCAACCTATCTTAGATAAATTTCCTATTAAAAAACTTTTAAATATTAGAACTAATCTATATACTTGGTGGCACGAAACTGATAATAACTCAGGCACACATAGAGATTATGAGTTAGGACAGCCACACTTAACTTTGATATATTACATAAATGGGTCTAATGGTGCTACTTGGTTTGAAGGTCAAGGTAAAATAGAGAAAAAAGCAAATAGAATAGTTATTGCAGATGGTAAATTAGCACATAGATGCATATATCAAACTGATATCGAAGCACAGATAGCAACCAATATAAATATTATAGTATGACAAAAGAGTCTAGTTTAAGAATAGTAAAGTTGTCGGATGGATCTGAGATAATAGGATGCATAAATTTAACTGACGAAGGTTCTCAATTTCTAAGAATAACCGAGCCACTAGAAATACTGATGAACAGTAAAGCTATTGGTATAGGCATGGTGGAAGATTTCACTTCTTTAAGACCATGGATGCAGTTTGCCAATGATTCAGTTTTCTCTATACCAAAAGAAAGAATTATGACAATATCAAATGTAGCAGATGATATGAAGGCCTATTATAAAATAATAAATGAGAAAGTAAAAGAAAGAGCAAAGATAAAGAGACAACCTTTAACTGAAAAAGATATTAAAAGGGCTGCAGATATTATTTCTGAGATGGGGGAAGAAGCAGACGAATTGATGAAAGAGGAACTATCTGAGGAAGATTATAAGACATTCTTTCCTAGCAAAAAGACCATACACTAATTGAAGCAACCCACAAGGGTATTATAACAACGAAGCCACATTATGTCAAGCACTAGTCCTAGTTTTATAGGAGAATATTTTATAAAAGAAAGTTTATGCGATAAACTAATAGACTTCTTTCACTCTACTCCAGAACAACATTCACAAACTATTCCTAACACTAATATTCAACATTGGTATACAAAAATGCCTGGGAAAGTTGGGACTTTTGACCCTAGGATAGATCCTAATGTAAAAGATTCTATGGATCTTACATTCTCTTATAAGACAATATTTTCACCTGATTTACCAGTAGAAGCATTACCTTTTAGTAATATGATACACGAATACATAGACGCTTTAGGTGACTGTATAAGAGAGTATGGAGAAGAGTATGAACATTCTTTAGAATCAATAGGTCAGATACAAGAAGGAGTTAACCTACAATATTATCCACCAGGCGGAGGTTATCCTAATCTACATTGTGAAAGAGCAAGTTCTACATATCCATTTGTTAAAAGACATCTTGTTTTTATGACATATCTAAATACGGTTACTGATAAGGGTGGCACACACTTTAAACATCAAAATTATACTGCAAATGCGATTAAAGGCAAGACTTTAATATGGCCATCAGACTGGACTCATATGCACCAAGGAGTTATTTCGCCCACACAAGAAAAATACATAATAACAGGATGGATATCACATACAGAACCCACAGATATATGGGTAGATAATAGAAAGAGTTTACAATTATTGCTTGACCTTTAGGGTTAAATTTGTTATAATGGTATTATGATTAAGAAATTTATAAACACTTTATGGGGTGCGCCAGACAAAGGTATTGCAGGTGAACCTGACCCCTCTGATATAAGTATAGAAAATGCATATAAAACTAGGTGGATTTGGTACCATACCATTATGGGCCTTGAATTATTAATTATTATTATGCTACTATTAGGCATATTAATAATACTAGGAATTAAATTATGAGAAAGAAAAAACAAACTCAACATTATGTAGATAATAAAAAGTTTCTTGCTGAGATGACCAAGTTTCGTGCCAAAGTTATAAGGGCAAAAGACTCAGGTAGAAAAAGACCTATGGTTACAAATTATATAGGTGAATGTTTTTTGAAGATTGCAAACCATTTAGCATACAGACCTAATTTTATTAACTATACATTTAGAGATGATATGATATCAGATGGTATAGAAAACTGCTTACAGTATATGGATAATTTTAATCCTGAAAAGTCAGATAATCCATTTGCTTATTTTACTCAAATAATATATTATGCTTTCATACGAAGAATACAGAAAGAAAAGAAACAAGTTTTAGTTAAACAAAAGATTATAGAAAATGCAGATACAGAATCCTTCTTAACACAATTAGATGGTGATGATGGTCAGTATAAAAATCAAATGGTAGAATTCTTGAAGTCTCACCAAGGCAATATAATCGAAGAGCCTAAAACTAAAAAACAAAAGAAGAAAGCAAAACAGAAAAACTTAGAAAAGTTTATGTAATGAAACCAAAGACAACAATATATTTTGTTTTGGTTGCTACTTGGTTATTCTTTGTATATGCAGTACACACTAATTTATGAAAATAGCACTACTTAATGATTCACACTTCGGTGCCCGAGGTGATAGTGAAGTCTTTGATAATTACATTCATAAATTTATGGATGAAATATTTTTTCCATATATCAAAGAACATAATATCACAACACTTATACACCTAGGAGATATATTAGATAGAAGAAAGTTTATCAACTTTAAAACTGCCTATAATTTTAGACATAAATTTATGATGAGGCTATGGGAAGAAAAGATTGATACACATATTATTCTAGGTAATCACGATACCTATTATCGAAGCACTAATAAAATAAATGGTCCTGAAGAACTATGTACCACACCTGATGGTAAACATGAACCATGGATATATACAAAGACAACTGAGGTAGAGTTTGATGGCATGAAAGCATTATTCATACCTTGGATTAATCCTGAGAATGAAAAAGAAACATTTGATATAGTTAATTCTACACAGGCAGAGATTGCTTTTGGTCATCTAGATATCAATGGTTTTGAAATGCACGCTGGCATGGTTGAATCACATGGTCATGACAAGTCTTTATTCTCTAAGTTTGAAAAGGTTATGACTGGTCACTTTCATAAGAAATCAGATGACGGACAAATATTTTATCTAGGCAGTCAATATGAATTAACTTGGTCAGATTACAATGACCCTAAACATTTTCATATATGGGATACAGATACTAGAGAACTAACGGCCATAAGAAATCCACTAACGATATATGATAAGTTATTTTATAATGATAGAGAAACCAACTATGATGATTATGATATTACACCACACATAGAAAAACATTTAAAACTGATTGTGGTAAATAAAACTAATCCTGAAATGTTAGATAGATTACTTGATAGATTTTACAAAGTCAATATGCATGAGTTAAAGATCATTGAGGATTATAGCGATCTAGATGCAGGTAATGTGTCAGATGATATTGTTGAAAGAAGCGAAGATACAATTACACTGGTTGATAATTATGTTGACGCTTTACCAATAGACTTAGATAAAGACAGATTAAAAACTATCATAAGAGAATCTTATGTAGAGGCAAGCGATAGTGATAGAAACTTTAAAGCAGAGGTATAAGGTAATATATGCAGACCCACCATGGTACTTTAAATCATTTTCTAAAAAGGGTGAAGCACGAAGCGCTACGAGGCATTATAATTGTATGTCAGTTGACGATATTTGTAACATTGATGTTAATAGAGTTGCTGATGATAACTCTGTTTTACTTATGTGGGTTACTGATCCGTATTTATTGGATGCCTTTAAGGTTATGGAATCTTGGGGCTTCAATTATAAAACGGTTGGGTTCACCTGGGTGAAAACAAACAAGAGTAAAGGATACTTTACAGGTATGGGATATTGGACTAGATCAAATCCTGAAATGTGTTTATTAGGCACAAAAGGCAAACCTAAAAGATTAGATATGTCAGTAAAACAGTTAGTCGTATCGCAAAGGAGAGAGCATAGTAGAAAACCTGATGAGGTCTATGATAGAATAGAAAAGATGTTAGAGGGGCCATATCTAGAAATGTTTGCTAGAAATACGAGACAAGGGTGGGATAATTTTGGTAATGAGGTAAATAAGTTTGATTGAATTTAAAATAGTAAGATATAAAAACTTTTTAAGCACAGGTCAACAATTCATAGAAGTACCACTAAACACAGGTGGTACAACCTTAGTTATAGGTGACAACGGTTCTGGTAAATCTACAATGTTAGATGCATTGTGTTTTGGTTTATTTAACAGACCGTTCAGAGATATTAAAAAAGATCAGATTGTAAATACAATAAATGAAAAAGATTGTTTAGTAGAAATTGAATTTGTCATAGGTTCAAATAACTATAAGATTATAAGAGGTATCAAGCCTAATATATTTGAGATATGGTGTAATGATAAAATGCTAAATCAAGACGCTGCCTCAAAAGATTATCAAAAACATTTAGAAGATAATATACTTAGATTAAATTTCAGATCATTTACACAGGTTGTTATATTAGGTAGTTCTAGTTTTGTACCATTTATGAGATTAAGAGCCAGACATAGACGACAGGTTGTAGAAGAAATATTAGATATAGAAATATTTTCTAGAATGAATTTATTACTTAGAGAAAAGAATAAATCAAAAGATGAAGAAATAAGAAGTGCTGAGTTCTCAGTAAATTTATTTGAAGAAAAAATATCAGATCAAGATAAACACATACAAGACTTACAATATAAAAATAAGCAGTCAATAGAATCTAAACAGGCACAGATAGAAAAAGAAGAAACAGGACAGAAACAATATAAAGAAGATATAAAAGAATTAGAAAAAGAAATAACAATACTTAGAGACAAAATTATAGATGAAACAGATGTAAAAAATAAACATATGAAGTTTCACCAATTAGAGGCCAAGTTAGAGAACAACTGTACAAAGCATAAAAATATGCTAAAGTTTTTTGAGGACAATGATGAATGTCCTACTTGTAGACAAACCATAGATGAAACATTTAAGAAAAATCAGATTGCAGATAGAAAGAAAAAAGTAGATGAGATAGAAACTGGTATGACCCAAATGGCAACTGACATACAAAAGATAGAAGCTAGAATGAAAACAATTAATGAT